CGTTGCTTCCATAACTTTGAAAATTTCATACATGGATATCTCTTCAACCCTCTTGTCCAATATAAAACCGCCTTTAGCACCCACGATTCTTTGGATAATCCCTGCTGCAATTAGTTTATTAGTAATTTTAAAAATATAGCTCTTAGGAATCCCCATTGCCATAGCGATATCTTTGGAGGTAGTGACTTTGTTTTGTATAGCCAGATACAAAACTATTCTTATCGCATAATCGGTAGTAACATTTATTTGCATATTCACCCCCATTAAACCAGACCAGTAAAGTCCGCTTTCTTTTTGCAAAAATAAAAGCCTACCTCCCTCAGAATTATTATCTGAGGGAGGTAGGCTATGAAAGTTCCATGCAAACGCATGTCCCCCCCATATATACTTTCACGCTATATAGCTTTCAATAATACAATATATTGCTCTCTTACTTTTCTATATTATATATTTTTAACTTTTTCTGTTCAATAAACAAATAGTTAGTATACTTTTATATTTATTAATATTTACCTCAAATCCGTATTATACATCCTTATTTAATTCGTGCATTTTTTATCATCAGCATTCAAACATATATACTTTTTGTTCTTCGCATTATCTATTTTCTTAATATAGTAACACTTATGTATTTCAGTTTAGTTTTACCTTTACATAAAATAAGCCTATATGTTATATACAGGCTTATTTTATAGAAATTCAAGTTTCACTTATCTTAAGTTTGATTTTTCAATAATGATTCCCTTTTTCGCTAAATTTTCCAAACATTCGTGCATATATACTTCATCATGTTCTAAATATACTTTTTCTTTTATTAAAAGTATTAAGTCATTTGGAACAGTGTTTATATGCTTTCCCCTATAATTCCTATAAAACCACTCACTACTTACTTTATAACCCCTATTAAACATCTCCTGCATAACCTTTGCATGATACAACTCAAGATCATGCAAACTATGCTTAAACACATAATCTACCACTCTATGCTTTTTACCCCAACCGTTACCTCGCATAGCACAACATTCACGATGCTGCCCAAGTAGCTGTTGCCTCGGTAATAATGGTATTAATTCTTCATGCCACAATCTCATTTTATACCTCTACATAAGACGACATTTTTTCTACTTCTTAATTTTATAATAAAAAAGAAAGCCTGACTACTACATTAAGTAATAGTCAGGCTTTCTTTAGTACGCATATGTTACCCACACACCAGTTTTTTTATCTTGCCAATCATACTCGCCTCGAAATCCTATATATTTGCTACCTATCCGGCGGCTCACTCCGTAGCTGATACCTGTAACATAGTGATCAATATCAATCTTGGCTCCGATCTCCCGCAGAACCCCTGGCGCGGACGGTGGCAAGGATTTCAAGATTTTCTGCTGCAATTCTTCCTGCTTCTTCGACCAGGCTTCCAGCTCTGTCAACTGCTTCTGCAGCTGATTTATTTGCAGTTTGGCTTCGCTCGATGCTTGATCCGATAGCGTCTGCTGTTCCCTTGCTATCTGTAATTCCAGCGCTAATTTCCTGCTGATTTCCAATTGCCTGGTTGAGTTTTGTTCCAGTGTCGCCAGCTCGCTTTCCGTTATCATGTATGCCGGCTCGGCTGAACAGGTAACAGGCAAGAAAAAGAACTGCGCCAACGCCCATACCAACAAGAAAGCGATTATTAGATATCCAACTTTTGATTTTTTCATACACATTCGTCACCACCTGCTACTGTAGCCCCTGGTATCCACATGAATCCAATCGCCATAATAACCAATCCCCAGCTGATCTTCAATGCTCCATGCTTTAGCTGCAGCAATGACCGTATCTGCCAATGCGGTATCAGTATCGTCCTGTCCCGAAATATGGATGTCGGCTGCACAGCCACGAGTATGATAGCTGTTAGGTTCTCCACCAACAGCTAAGTTCACTTCTATAGTTCGAAAGCCACTTTTATAACCAGCATTAGTAGTATTAATAACCCAATTAGAATTCCAATCCCTCAGCATATCAAGCAACCGAAATAAGTTAGCAGTCTTTTCATCATTTGTACATAGTCGACCATTTTCGTCCCATGCATACTCATTCCTGCTACGTTGCAGACAATCCCACTCCGTTACGCTCCAATGTTTACTTACATACAAAGCCATATTAATCACACTCCATAAAAAATTTAGAAATCATAGTTTCTTTTTAACAAAAACAATCAATCCACTCATAGCTTCCACGCCAGCATCATTTAAGTTTTCGATAATACTAAGTAGCTCAGTTACAACAAGATATCCAATAACCGTCATAACTGCCCAAGTAGGTTTATCTAAAACTCTCATAACTACATCAACGACAGCTGCAGACAACGCACAAATTAAATAAACACCGATTTTTCCAAGGAAACGGTGTTTCATAACTTCACTTTTTATCT